GTCACGCTAACGTTTATGAGGAATTGCCCTTATAGACACCCCCTAAAAATGAAATCTAATGCAAACCCCGGCCGTCGTCTACGGCCGGGCCTATTCGCTAAAATCCGTAGATTGTTCGGTTGTATTTCTCGACTGGATCAGTCAGCGATCTTGGACAGCACTAATCGTGTTAGTCCTCGCGCTGAAGCGATCCGTGAGGTATTCCGATCACATCCACTTCCACACATGTCAGCAAGCCCCAATCACACCCATGGTACGGCAGCTAGCAATCGCAACGCGGCGACTAACGTGTTGCATGCTATTTGCCAAACCACTGGGCTGAGTCCGATTGTCGTACAGAGCAGTCAGTCTGACATGCGCCGTGATGCCCGATTACTACGTTCCTGGTATTGGGGCAAGGATATAGTTGCAGGAGTGCACAATGAGGTCTTGCGGCCACCCTCACAGTCTGAGGGAGACGCCCTTATTCTCGTTGACACCGATGCCTATATGGAAGAGTCTCAGTTTACATGTTGCGCCCCATTTGGTGACAATATGGTCAGCAGCGGTCTTCATGACATGCTGCTTGACTGTGTAGTCCCCATCTTAGGCTACTCTGCCGCACCCACTGCGGCAGGTGTGCCAGGCCGGGACGACGCAGCATTGTACTTTGACTCTGAGGGCAGACTCGTCACCCACGTCACGGGTGGCGAGGTTTATACACATCCGCTATGGAACTTGTCCGTGGGCACAATCCTGGTACACCGTCGTGCGCCAGGACGCCCGTGGCTGTCCCGTACGGCAGTGTATCTCGTCGAAAGACGGCAAGTCAGTGAACACTGGCAGATTTATCTGCTGGTACCGATCGGTCTTTGGACTGGTCGGCTCGCAAGACTAGCCGCTAGTTTGTTGCAAAGCGCCACCCTCCAAAGGTTCGACCCCATTCGCCACGTCGGGGAGCATGACTATGTCGTGTTCGATGTGATGAAGTCGGATCCGGATGGCGTTGCCAGACTATACACAACAATTTCACGGCCCGGTGAAGTGTTGTGCGCGACGCTGCCTAGCGACGTGGTTCAGGCGTTGGTCCATCAGGCTGGACTGACCAACACCTCCATCACGTTAGCCTCTGTGAAATCACAATTCAAGGATTATAGCGAAGAGAACGGCGTTCACGCCGCTACACTGTTGACGGCATATATCCGTGACGCCCATATTTCGAATGGGCTCTCGCGCACGGTTATGTACCCGAACTTTTGCAGCGTGAATTCTGCGCCACTGTACGCTGATATTGACACCGTCGCCAATGGCGATGAACCGGTCATGGTCGCATTCATGCAGCCCCTCACTAGCTCAACCGTCACAAGTCCTGTGGCGAATCGCAACATGGAGGGCTTAGCGGTAGGCTCGAGGGTTCGGGCCGCCCAGAAGCATGCTGAATCCATCCGGCGCGACGCTATGTTGAAGGGTCTTCACGACACGCACCTGTTCAAATGCATCGATGAATACACAACTCTTGTTGTGGAGGACATCGGTACAGGCGAACCACTTACTCCCGAGGAGGTGCTTGACGACAAGAAGTTGACCCCGACAAAGTTGCAGTCGCTCATTAACGGTGCTTCAACCCTTATGGCAACTAGGGACCCACAGTCTTTCATCAAGGCTGAAACGTACAGTGACGAGAAGCCACCTCGGCTAATCACCACTTTCGATGATCACAACAAGGTCAGCTACGCGTGCTATGCGCGTGCGCTCGCCGCGCGTTTGAAGCTTCTGCCGTTCAACGCGTGTGGCAAGACACCTGCGCAAACTGCACAGATGGTCGCTGACTTTTGTTCTGTTCCCGATTTAGGCCCCGGTACTTCAATCACCGTGTCTATGACGGATTATTCGAAACTGGATGGACATATCATTGCCGTTGCTCGTTTGATGGAGCAAAACCTAATGACGAAGTTCTTTGGACACCGTCATTTTCTCCGGCTTAACGCCTACTGGCAAGCTCACTTTTGCCAGCGGGTGTTCACGCGTAACGGATTTGCTTATTTTAGCAGATTCGCTCGCGGTTCCGGATCGTTCACGACTAGCGATTTCAACACGCTGCTCAACGCCTTTATCGAGTATTATCATTATCGCTCAATTAAGCTCAGCGGGACCTACATGTCTCCGCGTGATGCTTTTTCCCGCATTGGTCCGAAATGCGGCGATGATGGTCTTACTCGGTCGGCTGTGGCGGATCGCTATCGTGACTGTGCCGCCCACATGGGTCAACACCTTGTTCTCTTACCAGCCCACCGCCCAGGTGAGCTGCCCCAGAGTAGTAATGAGGTGGTGGCATTTTTGGCCCGCTGGTACAGCCCCGATGTTTATTTCGGGGACACGTCATCCATCACTCATCCAAGCCGTGCAATTGACAAACTGCATCTGACCCCACGCAAATTCCGTGATCTCCATCCCGGCGTCAAGTTGACCGAGAAGTGCATCTCGATCTACGCCAGTGATTCACAGACACCTGTGTTGGGCCCACTTGTCGAGCTGGTCCGGTCAAAGTTGTCGTACGTCCCCGGTGAGGACTTCTTACGACCCGAGACCGACCGCTACGGCATGCGGACCTATGGTACATGTCACGAGCTTAGCGTTCAATATCCGCAAGAGACCGCGGGACCCAATGGTACATGGATGGATCATTATTTTGATCTGTCGTACGATGGGAAGTTTGATCGTAAAGCGTTTGATACGTGGTTGGAAAAGTTATATGTCATGCAGCCCGAGGAGGCACTTAACGCCATAATGAATTCTCCCGGCTTTACCGAGCCGGTCTTACGTACCGCAGTCCAGTTTAGCAACAATGACGATGTTGCTTGCGCCCCTCTGCCCATGGAATTGGCCACCACTCCAGCAGAGGTACACAAGGAACGCGCCGAATGTGTCGACGAACTGACCGAGCTGATTAACCGCTTTGAGACATTGACAGGTCGACGGATCCAACACGACGCCGCACCCAAACGCGCTGCTGAGCAGACGCATGGTGGTGGTCGTAAGGAGAAGGTCTGTTTTGACTATCTTAACCGAAAGGATTGTAAGCATGATCCCTGTAGGTTTAAGCATGTCCAAGGTGATGAAGCTCCGGCCTGTCGTTTCGGCAAGGCGTGTAAACGCACTGGCTGCCGGTATAGCCACAAGTTTGACTCTACTAAGGGTTATCCTGGTGAAGGTCCTTGCCGCGTGCTCCCCCGCGGCATTCACTTTGCATTAAACTTTCTTTTGCTAATTTTCGTCTTAACTTTAGCTCACAAACCCAACACTGAATCAATGGCTCTAGTCCCTTATGTCGCTGCCGAAGCTGCCGAAGGCGGCGCTGTCGTACCTGCCATGTCGCGTGCCCTCGCCGCCATCTCGCGCAATCCCGCTGCTGCTATGTCGGCGTTGCAGATTGCAACTTCTCTGGTCCAACCCGTTGACGTTGTCCGCGGTGCGGCCCGTGGAGTCCGGTCGGTGGTGCGATCGCTGCGTGGCAAGCGTAGTCGAGCGGGACGCCGTGCAGCCCCGCAAGCGGCACAGGGCATTGTCGCCTTGGCCCCTATTCCAGCCTCCAGGCCGATCGTATTTCGGCCACAACCACCACGGCTCCGATCGTCAGGACCGTCGGGCAACATTCGCATCCGCCACCAGGAGCTCGTGGCACGCATTTCGGGAGAAGTGTCGTTCACCATGCGTGAATACCTTCTCAATCCGTCGAATGTTCTTCTGTTTCCCTGGTTGTCGGCGCTGTCGCGACGCTTCATGAATTTCAAGTTTCACTCTGTTAGCTTGACTTTCATTCCGAAGTGTCCTTCGATTGCCACTGGAAGCGTCTATATGGCGGCCAACTACAATGTCAATGAGGCTATTCCCGTTGATTCACGTGCTATGATGTCCCAGTATCGTCCGATCGACTCGACGATCTGGAATCGATCGACCTTTCGGGCGTCGACGGCCAAGATGAACACCCAGAAATCGTTCTTTGTCGTTCCAACCCCCACCACAGCTGATAACTTGGTGTACCCGGCTCGTCTGCTGGTTGCCACTGAGGATCTTACCGGCGTGGCTTCTGGGGCTTACGGTGATTTGATCATCACCTACGACATCGAACTGATGACCCCTGTCGGTTCGTCTGATGGTTCCAACATTGCCACCGTCATGGGCACAACTGGAATCTCTGTCGATTTCCCGTATGGCACGAATCCAGAAGTCACTGGAGACGTCATCTATTCAGTCGAGGACACCGGACTCGGTGGTGACAAGGCTTTTATCACTTTCCCACGTGCGGGTGAGTATAGCGTCACAACCGAGATGACTGGCACTAACTTCACTGTTCCAACACCGCCTGCTACTAGCCCGCGTACTGAGATGATTTTGCTCCCTGCTCCTCCTGCTTTGCAGACTGGAGCTGGCACTATCATCGCCAACTACGGGGCCACGTCGCATGTGTTCGCGCACACGCGTCAGTCTGTCATCGTTACAGGCACCAATTTCAAGGTGCAGTGTACCTTTGTCAATGCTGACGCTCCAGGCGTGACCTTCACCCTTACCGCCACGTCTGCGGTTTGGCTTGGTGTTGCCCATCAGCCGACGATGTTTCAGATGCCTATCCGATCCACCGCCACCAAAGGCGTTGTCATGCCCCATGTTCGACAGATCATGGCTGACCAAGCGTATATCGAGAGAGCCCGTGAACGTGACAAGTTCAACGAGCTTATGACTCGAGACGCCTGGCAGCGAGATGTCTATTCGATCCATGAGGAAGGCGGCGACCATGATGACGACGACTGTGTGGTTGTAGAGCGCCGGGGGCGTTAGCGCATTACTTATGGTGGTATGCCACCCGCCTATGTTTCAGCCGATAGTAGACCCAGCCCCGTAATGCTGAGTTACCACTTGAGCCAATAGACCGTGCCCGCTTGACAATCTTGTGTCATTCTGAAGGCCGTGTCATTAGCTTCTCGTTGGTCCAGCGGCCCCTGCCCCAGGGAGCCCTTGTGTTAGGTTCACTATTTGCTTGAGCATGGATATTCCAGCTAATCTTGATAAGCAAACATATGGAC